GCAAACATTAAATTCAGCGATCGCTGCGCTGTCCGAGCGTCGTAGCCGTCACGAACCTGGAGACCGCAGCGCTCATACGCTTCGAGGATGATCTCATCGAAGTCCAGGTTGTAAGCGGAGACGCCGGAAGTGGTCATGGCTTAGTAGATTCGGGCAGAACGGGCACGTGCAGCGCCTACGCCGCGAACTTGCACACGGTCACCAGTGACTGACTTCTTGACGTTTTGGGTCAGCAGTGTGGCAGTAGGGCCTGCGGTGTCAGCACCAGAAGCGCTGATCTGGCCGCCCTTAGGCACATTCTTCATTGCCACATTGCCCTTGTCTTTGCTTGATTTCATAGCGTTACCGCCTTTCATGGTTGTTACTTGCCCGAGATGTCATACGCCCGGATGGCATCAATCTTACGCTCGATCCTGTCGAAACGATCCAACAATTGCTGCATGTCGGCGCGGAATTCTGAGCGGGTGACGTGGTCGCGTGCCACTTCCTCTCGGGTTTTGTTCAACAGGATGCCCAGCCGGGAAATCTCGTCAAACTTGCCCTTAAGCAAAAACCCCATCAGCGCCACAACAGCGCTGAGAAGCATGTTCCAGACCATCATCTCCATGTCAGCACTTCCATGCCCGCAGGCTCTTGTTGATACGGCTGTCCGGGTCTTTGGCGGTCTTCTCACTCGTCAGCTTGGCTTTCATCCCCTCCATTCGCCCACAAAAGGACGCCTTGCGTCCTTTTGCTTCTTTGGTCTTGGGGGACGGCGCAGGCGGCTTCAGGTTCATGCCCTGAGCCTTTGCGGAGGCCCGGCCCTTGGCGTTTAGTCCGCCTTTAGGGTTTTTGCCTTCCTTGCGCTGCCAAGCGGGAGAAGTCGCCATGATCAATACATCTTGCAGGGCTTGTTGCGAGCTTCGCCCACGCCACGCGGGGACGTAGAAGCATAGGGCTTCTGGTAGTCCTTGCGAGGGGTTTGCTTAGGACCGCCCTTGGACATGTCCTGCCTCTGAGCACCGGGCTGAACTTCGCCTTGGTACTGGTCGTCTGCCATTTTTGCTGCTCGTCCCATGATGGACTCCTTATCCGTAGAAGAAGGTCACCGAAGAGGGACCAGTGATGGTGATGTAGGGGTCGCCGCGAAATACCACGCCGTCGCCAGGAATCATGATGGAGGTAGAGCCGTTGCCTGCCGTGCTGGCAGGAGTAGCCAGAAGAATCTTCTCTTCGCCCCCGGACCCGCCATCTTTGAAGGAGATGGAGCCCGCAGTGCCTGCCACGTAGTAAATTGCTTTGATACGAGCACGAGGCAGTCCGATGCCTGTGGCACCGGTCTCGGTCATCGTTTTCGCTTTTACGTCAAACTGAAACATAATCAATCTCCTTTAAGACAGGGGCCAGGGCCCCCGAGACCAATTAAGCAGTGCGTGTGAACACGTATGCAGTGGCGCTGGAGAACATCAGCGTGTAGCGTGCCAAACCTGTTGCGCCAGCGGCCACTGTCAAGTCGCCAAAGCTGCCAGCGGTGTCCGCAGCGGCTGTGGACAAAATGCCGTTGACTGCTACGGCAATGGTCACGGTGTTTGCACCAGCGGTGTTGTCAATGTACAGGTCCATCACGGTGCCGCGAGTTGCGCCCAGAGCCGCGCCCAGCAAAGTGCCAGTAGGCAAGGTGATGGTGGTGGCGGCTGCCGAGGTGGAAGTGATGTAGCCGGTGATGACCTGGGCTGCAGTGGCAGTGGCAGTCGCGTTGATCGCGGCGGTAGTGGGGTGGTTCTGGTCAGTGAAAACCAGGTTGGTAGCTGTCAGGTTGGTAGCTGTCAGGTCGGTAGCTGTCAGGTCGGTCACGCTGGTGGTAGCGCCAAACGTAGCGTCAACAGTGACAGCGCCGGTAGTGGGGCTGACGGTGACAGATTGGAAGCCGTTCTGCGAGCGAACTGGGCCGTTGAATTGTGTGGAAGCCATGTTAATTTCCTTTCAGGTGATTGTACTTGAGGGCAAGCCTGCGAACAGAGCTTGTGTCTGCGCCCAGAGCCCTTGCCCGCGCTGCGTAAGACATGCCCGAATTGTTGATGATGTACTCTATCTTTGCAACAAATTTCGGGTCCGCATGACGCCGTGCCATCTGTGCCTCGCTAAGCGTTTTGCGGTATTCGTCACTCTGGTAATCAAATGTGGCAGCACGCCGCCCCAGCCGGATGCGCTCACGCACCGCCTCCGTGTGAGATTTTCCGCGCATCGGCGCTTTTGCAAAATCTGCAATGTTGTAGACGACTGGCTCAGTAAAGTAGGCCTCGCCACTTATAAAAGCCTCTTCCAACATGTCTAATTCATCTAAGTTGGCGCACTGCACTTCAATCGCGCCATAAAAACTGGCTGCCCCGTACTTGTTGTATGCATGCTGCAGATGCGTATTGCTGTGCTTGTTTCCCCGCAAAAGCCGGAAATGTTCCCGTATGCGTTTTTCCATGTATTGGGACTGTCCAACATAACATTGATTGGTAGCCGTATTAACAATTTTGTATATCCCGCAGCTGTTGACTTTGTATGGCATAAACTACATCTTTTGGTGTTGTGTGAGCCAATATACACCAAAAGAAAAGGGCCCACAAGGGGCCCTTTTCATGTTCTCCAAACGCTTATGCAGCGCCGGGAGATCCGTAAATTCCTCGCGGATCACTCCATCCGAAGGAATATCGCTCTCGCGCTTTATAGCGTACGTTACCGGTATCAAAGTCGCCTTCAAAGGCGGTTTTGATGGGCGAACGGTTGAACATCTTCAGGCCGTTAGGCGCGTCGGTGATCAGGAACCATGCATCCACGTCGGTCAGGTAGTGGTTGACAGCGTAACCCTCGGGGATCAGGCCCATGGACTTGATCGCGTTGATGTCGTTGTCAGCAGTGCCAGTGCGCAAAGTGCTCTTCATCAGGCGCTCTGCAGTGAACTGCAGTTCCTTAGGAACAATCATCTTGCGTGCTGTCAAGGCAACCTTCAGGCCACGTTCGTCAGTGAACGCCGCGATGTCGATGATGCCTTGCTCGAGGGATGTCTCGTTCAAGTCAGCAGCCACAGTGGGGCGGTTGGCGAAGTTGGGGCCCAAAGCGGTGGGGTGGGCAGTGGACATCAAAGCCACGCCGTCGCCACCAGCATATTGACCGGCAGTAAAGCCGTTGTTCAACACGGAGGCAGCTTTAACCTGCTTGGTGTTGGCCATGGAACGAGCCAGAGCCTTGGTGTAGCGAGCAGACAGGCGGTCGTAGAGGTTGTCCTCAACGGCTTCTTCTGTCAGCGCGAACGCCATAGCGATGGTTTCGTGGGTGTAGCGAGCAGTGAACGATTCCAAAGCGGTGTCGTATGCCAAGCCAGCGCCTTCGGTTTTCACCGGGGCGGAGCCGAAGCCAGTCAACATCACTTCTTCTTCGAACGCACGGTCAGATGTCTCGGTAGAGAAAATCTCTTCGTGCTCGTTCTCGTAGCGCTTGTACTCAATACCGAACAGGGCGTTCAGGCCCGGCTCAAGTTCTTTGACGAGTTGGGAACGGGTAATGGCCATGATTATGCTCCGTCAGCTGCAACACCGACGCTACCGTACTGGTGTTGATTGAGTTTAACAACGACCACTGCATAGTTGCCCAACTCATTGTCAGGAACAGCGTAGAGGCCAACGATCTTGAAAGTCAGGGCTTGGGTCTTGGCAATTGTGGACGAATCCAAAGTGCCGTTAGAAATGCCATTGACTGTGCTACCAGTAGTGGAGGCAGTTGGGTCAGCGTTTTTACCGATGTCGGCTTGGACGATGTCCTCATCAGCCTGCACCAGGAACAACTGGGAAGGATCGTCCAAAACTTCGCAATAGATTGCGCCGATTTCGACGTTGATGCTACCGGGGTAGTAGTTCTTCCAAGTCGGCTTGTTGGCACGAGTTGGGTCGTTGTACTGGCAGCCGTTGAACACGCCGGTGGGGGCAGTGTGCGTGGATGCATCGTACTTGATGATGTAACCATCAAACAGAACGACGAGGTCGCCCTGGAAAATGGCTCCGGCCTGGTTGTCGGCGATCTCGTAACCGTATTGCTTTTGTGCACCGGTAGCAGAGAGGTTACCCGACGGACGCAGACCAAAAGGCTTGTTGATGTTTGCCATTTGAATCTCCTACAGGATTGAAGGTATCAGCCTTGCGGCTGACGGAATGTTGTGCGCGAGGTCCGGTCGGGAGACTGGATTCGCATTGAAGAGTGAGCGTTCTCACGCATCATCTCGTTGTCCACAGCATGCAACTGTTCCTGTGCCCTCTGGCGGAAATAGGCATTCCGTTCCTCAACAGTCTCGTCAGGAATCTTGGCAAGCAAGAGTCCACCAACAGAGATCACGCCAGCGTGTTTGCCGTCGTCCATCGTGGGCAATGTTGCGCGGTATTCCTCAGGAATATTTTCGGGGCGAACAAGTTCGTATCCCTCACGCAGCTTGCTGTACACGTTCTGATTGTCGAGAGTGCCGTTGATTTCGGAACGAATCCAACGGTACTTAAAACCTTCGGGGGCAGGTGGTGCATCCAAGCGCGAAGGGGGACGCCATGGCTTGCGACGAGATTCTTTGTCCCGGCTTTCGGCGGAACGGCTGGCTCGGTCGATAGTGATTTTTTCGCTCATGACTTACTCCTTTACGTACTTGGCATACTCTTCGAGAGGTACACCCAGCTTCTTTGCAATAGCAACCTGACTCGGCGATAACCGGACAGTTCGGCGCGCACTATTTATTCCGGAACTCCGGGATGCAGGGGCAACAGCAGGCGCGGAACGCTGTTGTCTGGAGGATTGGTTAGATGATTGCTCATCCGCGAACTTCTTCGGGAATTCCTCACGAAGACGTCGATCCAGTTCAGTATAGTACTCGTCGGACTGAGGGTCAACACCCTCTTTTTCGATGAGTTCTTGGTGGATGCCCCATGCGGCGTAGGTCAGCATGCGGTCTTGGCCAAACCAGGAGTTGCGCTCAGCCCATGTCTCGGCACGTGGATCAGGCGCTGCAGGCTTTGGTGCAGGCTGTTGGTACTGCTGCACAGGAGCCGGGTTGCGAGCAGCTTCTTCTTGCTGCTGGAGCCAACCAGAAACCTGGCGCTGCTCCATCGACAAGTGAGACAGGCGCTCTTGTGCTTCTGTCTCGGTGTCAATGTCGCCTTCTTCGCGGGCCTTCTTGATGATCTGACGCAACTGAAGTTGCTGCGTCTCAAGACGGGATTTTGCTTCGTTCAGGCGACTGTAGTCCGTCTGCACCAAGCGCTGCTGAAGGTTTTGCGTCTGCGACTGCAAGCCCTTGGCGTACTCCACGGCAGCCTGCTCGCGGCGCTCGGCCTCGCGCATCTTGGCGGTCAGTTTGGCAATGCGCTTTTGCACTGCTTCGTTGACCGAGCCCAGCTCGTCGGAATGCGCAGAGGTCTCCTTTGGCTCAGGTGCCTCGCGCTCAGGCGCTTGTACTTTGCCCTCTTCCTCGTTGCCGTCAGCGTCGTTCTCAAACGTCACTGTGGCGGATTTTTCGCCTTCTCCAAGGTCGAATTCCAACTGTTCGTTGTCCATTTGATTTGCCATGTTGTGCCTTACAGGTGAACGATATCTTCAGGGTTTTGGATCAAAGCCAGGACTTCGTCATCATTGATGATTCGGATTTCGCCCTCGTCGATTGGCAGGCGTGCACCTGAATATCGACCAAAGATAATCCAGTCACCTTTCTTGCACCACGGGCCGGTCGGGAACTTGTTCTCGTCGGCGTAGGCAAGTGGGCCAACAGACAGCACATAGCCACAAACCGTTGCCGACTGCTCACGCTGACGGGTCTGGTCTGACAGTACGATGCCACCTTTGGTTTTTTCGGCCCCTCTGTAGGGCAGGATGACGATCCGCCAGCCCGTGGGGGCAGGGATTCGGTCCATTACCTTCTGTTCGATCTTTTCGACATGGAGGCTGCCCTCTTTATCGTAAGCATCGTCCAAGGAAGGCACGTGAGCAGCAGTTTCCTCTGCCCACTTCTTTTCCAACGCAGTCATTTCCATGGTTACTCCTTTATTGGTCTTGGTTTTTGCTGAGAAGGTGTTGTATTTCCATCTCTGCAAACTTGTAACCCTCAAGGCGTCCCATCAGGAACCTGTACTGCTCCATATCCTTCACGCTGCCGCTCACCAGGATGTCTTCCGTCTGGCGACGGAGGCCCTTGATAGCGATCAGCGTTTTTTCGGCAAATTCAAGCATGGATCATTCCAATGAAGCAGACAGATGAGACCCCTGTCCGTGGGCTTGGTGTGCATTATGCACATTCTTGTTACGTAATCAACACCTTGTTGAACGCATCTTTGCGATAAACATACGTTTTCTTCGGCTTATCGCTGGGTGTTGCCACCTTTTTGGGCCCGGCTGAAGGCTTGGAGTTGGGCGTTTTCGCGGGCTTGGCTGTTTTTGTTTGCATTGTCAAATCCTTGCTGTTGAAGTTTTTGGGAGTCGAGTTGGAGCTTGGCTTGGTCGACCGCGAGGTCGCCCTGAACGCGCTGTCCTTCCAGTTGGATGCGCTGCTTGTCGTTCTGGTCCTTGGCTGCGTCGGCAGCGGCCTTGGCCTGGATTTCCTGCTCCTTGACCTTGACCAGTGGGTCTTCCGGTGGAGGGCCTTCCAGCTCCGTCTGCATCTTCTTGGCTTCTTGGTAAAACTCGGTGGTCTTGATGGCAATCAGAGCCTCGCGCTGCAAAGCAGACACGATCTTGTCCGGGTCGGTGCCGTACTGCTGGAACAGCTCTGCTTCGGCAGTCTCTTCCGCCTTGAGGCGGATGTGCTCGAAGATGTGCTTTTGCAGGTTGACAGCCACCTGGGGCATGCCGGACAGCATTGGGGACATGCCAAACATCAGGTGAGACATGATGTGGGCGTCGTGCTGCTGGCCAGCAAATGCCTTGAGCGGCGAGCCGTCCAAAGCCTGTGCGTTCTCGCTGGCAGGGTCCTTTGGCTTGTCCACGTTCTGCGTGTTCAAGATGCCGTCGATATCCCGCACCCCGATGGCCTCATACATGCGGCGATAGGCCTCGTACATGTTGTGCATCTGGGGATTGCTCTGAGCCAGTTGCAACTGGGTCTGCGCCATGGTAATGCGCTGAGCGATCGAGAAGATGTTGGGGTCAGAGACTGGCAGGACGTCGATGCGGTCATCAAAGTCTTTGCGTTTGATGGTGCGACTCTCGCCGGGCACGTCGTATGGGTACTCGTCAGGGAGGTATTCCGAGAAGCCCTTGGCCAACAGCTTGAATTCGATCTTCTGTGCGTAGTGCAACCGCTTGTGGATCGCGGACATGACCTGTCCACCCTTTTCCAACAAAGCGATCGTCGTGCCCACAGCAGCGTTTTGGTTGCTGTCGCCCACTTGCATGTCGGTGACGCTGGCCAGACGACGGCCTGCATCTGCGCAGAAACCCAGCAACGCGAACAGCGTCTGGCTTGGCTCTTTGTACGGCAGCGGCATCAGTGTCTGGCTCAACTCCACGCCACCTGCGTCGATGTCGCGGAACTCGCCTGGCTGCAGCGGCACATCATCGTTCATGATGCGCGCGCCCTTGGCCTTGAAGCCTGCTGGCAGGTTGACCAGTGTGCCCGCGTCGATTAGCTGGCGCAGTGCGGAAGTGGCTGCTTGGCTGAGACCGCCAACCAAGTGCAAGAAGCCCAAGCCATACGCGCCCAGGCCTTGCACGAGCGTGTAGTGCACGTAGTACTGCTTGCGGCGATAGGTCTCGTCGCCCTCGTTCCAGTTGCGGCGCACACCCACTGTGGAGCCAGAGGTTCTGTCCACGGTGATGATGTAGGGCAGCTTAATACCGGTGGGCTCATCGTCCTCATCGGTGTGCTCAAAGCCTTCCAAGTCCCAATCGACTTGGAACTCCAACAATTCCATTTCCTCATCGTCCGCGTTGGGCGTGAGCTTGGTGACGCGGTCGGTTTCTTTCTGGATGATGTTGTTGCCAACGTCAGCAGTGCTGCGCTCTTGCGCGGTGTCAAGGTATTGACCACGCAGAACGGCCTTGTTGTAGTCGTTCACCGTCATCGGCACAACGTGCGTGATGCGAGGGCACTCGCTCATGACGCTCGAACCGTTGTATGGGATGTACAGGTTGTCAGGCAGGATCAGCTTGCTGACCATGCGTTTCTTGTCCTCGTCGTAGTACACCTTCTTGAACGCAGAGCCGCCGTAGCCCACGTAGAACAAGAGCTGATCGAAATCAGGTGTGTACTCTTCCATCACCGTGGTGATTTGGTAGTTCATGAAATCGCGCACGCGGTCCGCTTGCATCAACTTCTCGCGTGTCTCTTTGCCCAGCACCTGTGTACGCACAGGGCCTTCTGCTGGCAACAATTCCTTCAATGCCTGAGACTGGAACTGCACAATCGCCTCAGTCAGCAGTGGATGGGTGGCCGCGGCTGCGCCCTTGAACGGTTTGGTGCGCTCATCAAAGGTAAAGCCCAAGAGTTTCAGGCCCTTGCCGTACTGCTCTTCCCAATCCTTGCGCGAACCCTGGTCGGCCTCGAACAAAGGCAGGAGCTCAGAGCTGATCTGCTGCAAGACGCCCGGATCGAGAATCTCGGCAAGGTTGGCATCAAACGCGACCTCGTCCTCTTCCGCGCCCATGGTCACATCAACGCCGCCTTCTTCGTCGAATACGATTTCGATATCAGGCAGGTCCTCTGTCTCGATATCTTCAACTTCGACGTCCATATTGCCCGCAGGCAGGTCGTTGTTCTTCTCGATTGGCATCTTTGTTCCTTACAGGTATTTGCGGCTATCTGTGGATTGTCGCTCAATCATGCCACCAGTGGCACGTTGTTGCGGTGCAAGGCGATCCAAGGCTTCTTGGATAAGTGCATCCATGTCCTGGTCCTTTGTTATGTACTTGCTGCCGCCGTTGAGCTTATAGATCGCTGTTTCAAAATCCATGATGTCACGCTGAGTCGCCGCCATATAGTCCTCAGGGGATATCCCGGGCTGATACCGTTGGCGACGTTCCGACAGTTGCTTTGCGCCCTTTATGAGATTTGCAGTGCTTATCTCCTTCATGTCGATTTTGTCCAAGTTGGCCACAAAAGCCAAGCCGTTTTGACGGTCCAGTTCTTTGACGTACTGCTGAAGGGCAGGCAGCGCGGGACTTTGCGAGAAGTCGGCAGAGTTGTCTTTGCCCAGCATCTCCGTAATTGAGAACCTGTCCCCTGCGGACGGATCAGCCTCGAGCTGCGCCTTCGTCGGGGGCAGTCTGGAGAAAGTAATCTGGGCCAAGGGGCGTGCTTTCTTGTCAACAAGAATATGCAGGCGGTTGTTGCCACTGCCGTAGTCCAGGGCAGACGCTTCCCTGCGAGTGCACCAGTTTCCGTCGCAGCCCACGTCCAAGGCCAGCTGTTTGACGTTCGGGGAGGACTGCAGGTCAGGGAGCTGGACAGCCGTGACGCCATTTGGAAGCTCCACCCGCGGCAAATTGGGATCTTCCTTTGCGTACTTGGTTGCCATGCGCTGGCGGTTGTCATCGCGCCAGTTTCTGAACAGGGCTACGCGGTTCGAGGCCTGTGCAGGGGTCAACCCACGCAGAGATTCGTCTGTCAGCATGTATTCCTTGGGCACCTTGACAGGGGCCTGGCCATATGCCGAATACTCAGGGCCCAGTCGTCGCATTTCTGCCATACCATCACGCAAATCCTCGAACTTCAGCCTCTTTTCGATGTTGCCAAGCTCCGTGACGCGGGCAGAGGGGTTTGTTTCCACCATGCCGCGCATGCTTGGAGGCACCAAGCCGGGAGAGGTGATGTCTTCGAGCCACGCGGGCCACGCTGACTCGTCCGTCAAGGCCTCTACGCGCTTGCCGTACGGGGTTGTGGCCACGCCCTCCGCGGGGAACCCCTCCATCTTGCGTGTGCCTTCAAGATTCTTGCGGCGGTCGTATTGCGAAACACTTTCTGGAGCATCCAGCTTGGTGGGTTTGGGCGCAAAGTGCAGCAACAGGTTCTTGTCCGCTGCTTGGACAAACTGATCCTCAGGGCTTGCAAAATCACGACGCAGATAGGGCGTGATTTTGTTGGAGAACCAGTCGTTCAAGGGCTGATCGTTCGTTGTAGCCAATCTGCGGACGTATTGCTCGGCCTGATCCATGGAAGGAAGGGTTCCATCTGGGCCCGGCGTGTCGCCATAGCCCATCACGAACGGCGTTCCCTTGGCACGGACCGCGTAACTCGCTCCGGGGACCGATAACTGCTGGTTGTACTGCTGGAAATTGCGTGCCAGCATCTTTGCGGCCTCGCCGGTCTTCTGCGCAGCGGCTACAGCACCTCGGACGGGGGCTGCGGGGTTCACGGCGCTCGCTCCAGCCTGCGTCAGCTCGTACAAAGCACGTGCAGCCTTGCCCTCTGGGGGCTTTTGGCGGATTCCAGCGTCCAAAGCACGCTGTTTGAGGTCCTCGGACCCGAACATTGGCTTCTCGACGTCGTATCCGAAGGGTCGCATGGCCATTGTGGCCAGATCAACAGGGGCTCCGGCCAGTAAATAGGGCATTTCCGACACGCCTTGCAGCGCGGCGGCCTCCAATTCACCCGGTTTGGTCGAAATTTTGCGTCCGATGCCGGACTTTGGCGTCAAAAATGCTGGTTTTGATGCTGCCGCGATCTCTTCAGGCGTTAAATCGCCCACTTCTCCGCCGTCCGCACGGCGAACAGGGCGTCCTGTCCAGGGTTTTCCCTCTGTGCGCTGGCCCTTGGCCTGCTCCGCCATCTGTTGGACCAGGTCTTCCAGGTCCTTTTGGCTCTTAGCGCGCTTGCCCAGCTCAATTCCTACCCGGTTGTTGTGCAAATCCTGCTCATAATCCACCGGCATCTCAGCAATTCCGAGCTTTGACCCCACAAAACGCAGCGGGGACGTGGTGATTTCGTGAAACTTGCCCATCATCTCGGCTGCCGTGGGCCCATATTTGCGAGCCAACGTGCCAGAGGCCAGCATATGCCGGGCCGCGTCGCGCTGATCAAACTGCCCTTCCTGCCCGGGATACATTTCGTAGCTCACGGTCCGCGAGTAATTGGGCACGGACAGCAGGCCAGGCTCTTTGACCTCGCCTCCATCAGCGCGTCCAATAGGCAAGCGGTATTCCACCTGGCCAGAATAAGGACCGTCCTTTTGCTTCATGATCATGGCGGACAGATTGCCGGGGCCTACACGCCCGCCGTAACCCACGCCATAGCCCGTGATCCGGGGATCTTGGCCCGGGAGCTTCAAAGCATTGACGTTGCCCATGATCCGGCCTTCGCCCATGGGGTACGAACCAGACACGCCACCAGCATAAACCCCACCTGGGGCATCCAGCGGACGAACCACATTCAAATTCAAGCCGCCCTCATCCCCCACGCGCTTGTTGAACGCTGCCATCAGAGCTTTGGACTCGGTCATCTCCCGCTCGGGCCGCGAGCCAGTGAGCATCAGCATTGCATTGGCGTCCTTGCCCATGGGAACCATCGCACCAATGTTGCCCATCAGCATTTCCCCCTGAGGGGTGCTTTGACGCTGTCCGCCGCGCAGCAGATACACCGCCTCAGCAACAGGCAGGTCAGGGAACATGGTTTTGGCCATGTATGTTTCCTGCACCGTGGGCTTGCCCACATCTGGTCTTGGCTCATCGGAGACTTCCCCGCCGTCAGCCAGCATCTGTGGCTGCTCTTGCTCCGCGAACGGGGATTTGATGCTGAGGTCGGCGAACTGAGCCATGACCGCGGGCCGCGTTGGTTGTTGCGCCAGCCACTGCTCCGCGATCCCCGGTTCCTTTTCCACGTCCCGGTCCTCCTTGTCATCGTTGTCCGACAGGAAGGACAAAGCAAGGGCGGCCTGGTAGCCAGGACCGAGATTGGCAACTTGCTCCTTCATCGGAGAAGCCGCTTCCTCAGCAGCAGCCATGGGAGGCAGTGAAGGCGGAAGCGGTTCCCGTGCAACAGGGGGAGGTGTTTCACGTGAAACAGGGGTAGGCTTGCCACCCATCTTGGTTTCCAGTTGAGCCAGCACCTGCCCAACATTCTTCCCCTGCAAATTGGGATTGGCCTTGACAGCAGCTTTGCCCAGGATGTCCACGATGGGCGTATCAGGATCAGCAGTCAGGAATGACTTGGCTCCAGAGGGGCCGAAGTAGTGGGCGGCGTAGAGTTCCGCGGGCCGCGGATCGCGCTGCAAGAAACCCTTGAGCGTCTGCGCATTCTTGGCAATGATGTCCGTGCCCACACGGATGTTCTCATCGGCATCCATCTTCTTGCCCGGCGCGCCGCCAAACTCCTTCCACGTCTTGTCCACCACCTGGAACAGGCCGCCAGCAGTGGAGGTCTTGGCCTGGGCCGAGGGGCTCATGGAGCTCTCGGCGCGCGCGATGCGCAAAGCTGTTTCAGGATCAATGCCTTTGGCCTGCGCCGCAGCACGGATTTTGTCAATGAGTTCTTGGGCCATGGTTCGCGGTCCGTGAGAGGAGATGGGCCATTCTAATTGCCCTGTCAATAATACTCAACCGTGTCCGTGGACGGCTCTTCCTCGTCCCTGTCGTCCGTGTCCAAAGCAATAAAGTTGCCCTGACGGAATCGCTGTAAAGCCATGGTTGTCACATCCACCTGGTCATCATGGTTCCCGTTGGGAAAGGCAGCGCACTCCTCTACCAAGTCCTCGCAGCACTCCATGCCCTCAGGGTACCAAACCATGCCGGATTCTAAGAGCGGCGCAACAGCGTTGGCGCGGCTGAGCTTGTCCTGGTTCTGACGCCTGCCGCCAGGCGAGAACATCGTGACGGGGACCCCGATCCGGCGCAGCTCCTGCTGGAGTGGCGTGCCGGTGGCCTTGGCCTCGATCAAGACGTTGTCGGGCCGCCAGTACTGGTACTCGTCCTTGGCGATACGCTTGAGCTCGGGAAAATCCCAACGGCCCTTTCTGACATTCAGCAAGATAAGGTTTGGGCCCGAGTCAATGTCAGGGGTGAACACGCCCCACGTTGCGATGACAGAGAAGTCAGCGCTCTCCTTTTTGGAGTACGCCGTGTCCATGGTCATCAGCAGATACTCACACTGCGGCGGCTCAGGATTGGTCCACTTGCGCCACCAGTTGCGCTTCAAGACAGCACCTTCGTCGTTCGTGGGCTGCTGCTGCCACTGGGCGTTCCACTTCTTCAAACCAATGGATACCTTCACCTTCTCCAGTTCGTCGATCGGCCAATACTCCGGCCAGAGCGGATTGCCGGACGGCAGGATGGCTGGGAACTCCAGCACTTCCCATTGGTCAGACTTCAGATACCCCTGCTGTTTCAGCAGACGGCCAGACAGGTCATCGGTCTTCCAACGGGTGTTGATCACAATGATCGCACCGCCTGGCTGCAATCGCTGACGGGGGCCCGAGGTGTACCACTCCCAAGTGTTCTCCATCGCTGTGTCAGACAGAGCGTCCTGTTCGTCCAAGATGTCGTCCAAGATGACAATGTTACCGCCGCGCCCGGTCATCGCACCGCCCTTACCAATGAAGAAGGCTTCACCGCCTTGGGCCGTGTTCCACCGACCAGCAGCCTTGGAGTCCACGGACAAGGACATGCCAGGGAAGAGCTCTTTGTACTTCTCGTCCTCCACGAGGTTTCGGATCATGCGCCCGAAGCGCTGAGCGAGGTCCGCGGTGTGCGAGCCAACAATGAGCTTCGCGTCAGGCTTTCTTCCCATGATGTACGCCGGGAACAGGTAGCTGCCCATCTGGGATTTTCCATGACGAGGTGGCATCGCGATCATCAGGCGCTTGCACTCGCCTGACACAACGCGGTCCAGGGCTTTAGCAATGATGCGATGGTGTTCCCCAACGAGCATCTCGGGCCACACGTATCGGCAGAAGTCCAGGAAGTTATTGGTGGACTTCTCGTGCGCATCAAGAAGCTGCATGCGCAACTGCAAGCGCAGCATCTCTTCTTCAACGTCTTTGGGGATTGAGGATTGCATAAAGGGCCAGGTTTTGGATTTTTTATATATTAACCGGGGTTTGGGTTTAAAGGAACAAGGGGGCTGTTTCGGGGGTGGGGGTCCAAGTCTCTTGGGCAATTTGTGGGGATGAAATCGAGGTAAGCCTGTCGCCTGTTGATGACGGGTTGTTTATGGCCCTCCCCCTTCTTAGGTATCACAGGTACATAGTCACACGTAGAGGTAAGCGGGCCCACCCACCCCCGCCACCACCTTAGAGGGAAAAATAAAGGGAAAAGCTATCGGCGCTGCGCGCCGATAGCCGCAGGCTATCTGTCACTAGCGTGACAGACAGGCCAGTCGCACTGTGATAGGGGCCTAGGCCCCTATTGCTTAGGCTGTCGTTTCTGCTGCCTTGCGTGCGTCGTAGGCTGCGCGGCCCTTGTCGCTCCGGGCCTTGGCCTCTGCCTTAGTGACCAGTTCCTGATCACCGATGCTGACCTGGGCCCCTTCCTTCGCGTAGTAGGCGGACTCTTCGATGCCGTAGCAGTACTCATAATCCACTCTGGTCAGTGTGACCAGAAACCCGGCCAATGACTGAATATCCTTGCTGGTCATGCCCTCGGGCAGTTGGTATTTGTTGCTGTCGATTGTGATGATTTTTGCCATTTTGAAACTCTCTTCTTTCTAGGGTTGTACTGTGCATGATTGCACAGTAAGACTATTATATCACGGGGTTTTGGCCCCGTGTCAAATTAAATTGTGTCGATGCTGATCGTCACGTTGTTTCGGATGTAATCCCCTATTTCGCTGCTAACATGGTCCTCTAGGTTGTTGTTCATCCATGAGCGGATGCCGTCCTCGATTTGTTCTTCGAGGTCCGCGGTAGTTTCTTGAATGCGCGCGTCGACCAACTCGCGGACCATGTCCGCCAGTAGGGCCCGGGCCGGGTCCGCCTGGACAGGCGCGGGCCAGAGTTTCGCGGCAGTGTTGACCACGACCATGACCGCGGTCATGGCTGCAGCGCGGTCGCTGCCCACTACGGCAGTGAGCACCTCATGGGCATAGTTGAGAGCTTCGTCGATTGTCTCGCGGTCCGCGAACAGGTCCGAACGGTGGGCGGCAAATGGGTTTGTCATTTCTCTATCCTCTATGGTTGTACTGTGCACCTTGCACAGTGAGACTATTATAACATGGTCCAGCTGGACCATGTCAATTGTTTTTAGCAGCTCTCTGCCTTGACGCCGCCTCTTGGCCCAAGGGCTAAGACATAGTCCGGATATTCGTTCAGGGTATCGCGCCCGGGCGCGCGATGGAGCGAAGCGTCCAGCTCTTGGCCATAACGCTCGAGCTCTTGGGCAACGCGCTGATACTTATGGAGCGCTGCCGTCTTAGTCTGGAACAGAAGCGCGTCTTCTAGGTAATCAGACCCAAGGCGAAGGAACCAATATTCTTTAACTTTCATGATCTCTATCCTCTATGGTTGGTTGCACTGGGGCTGCTGCCCCAGTGAGACTATTATAACACCAGTAACAGCGCGCGCACAATAGTGTTAGCGATTTCTTTTGTGGGGCAGTCTGCCATATGGACTGCGTGCCCTTCCCCGTGCCTCATGTATACGCCCCAGCAGTGCAGGTCGGGACTGTCCGGCGCGCACTCTTCAAAGCAATCGCGCCCATCGATGATTTCCCGGGACACGGGCCACACGTCAAAACCAGTGTGCATATCAAGCCTCCACCAGTGCGGGGAATTTACGGGCGATATCTTCGGCGATATCCTGCCCCGAATGCTTACCGATCCACCCGGACCCGATCAGGCCGTGCGGGGTCCAGATAACCTCGATCCAGTTTTCTCCCCAGCGGAGGTCAATCTCCCTGTCGCGGGCCTGCAGGCCCGCGATTATGTGCGCGCGAATCAGGGCGGCGGTAGGGCGGGCGGCGAATTCAACCATGTTGCACCCCCTCGCGCTCAGCGATAGCCTTGTCGATGTGCCAGTCCAGCACCCGGGCGGCGGCCTGCCACGACGAGCCGTCAAACTCGACGCCCTCATAAATTGGCTTTCGAAGCTCAGCAAAAACCGGGACCAAAAGCATATGGACCGCGGCGCGGTCCCTGCCAGCGAGCCACGTAGCAAGAGCGGCGAGCCGGGTTTGTTCGGTGTCCGGGTCATTGACCACGGCCATAGCGACTTGTTCGATTTGCATTTTCTCTATCCTTTCTAGGTTACCCGGTGCGGGGACCCCCGCACCAGTGCCGCTATTATAGCACGGCCACCACGCACCGCGAACATTAGGACAAACCCTAAGCCCCACGGGCCCCGCTCCGCGGGGCCCGGACCGCGGGGCCCGGACCGCGGCGCGCGCGCCGCGGTGCACGTTCAAGGCGTACAGCGCGAGGGACCGCGGGCCTAGTTTAGTTATAACGAAACTAACCGGGGAAACTATGCATTTTCCGCATAGTTTCCCTCGATAGCCCTAGACTATCGGCCCCAGATTTCCATTAGTTAACAGCTAACAGCTCTAAAGCCTTATTTTTCAAGGCCGCACCAGTGCCAAACCATGCGGATTCCATGCGGGTATTGTTCGAACGGCCCCGCTCATGATCCACCAATTCGGTAACAGCGTTAAGCATTGCCCAGCGGGTGCCAGACACCCCGGGGATATCTGCCCCGATAGCTTGGCCGTTGAATAATTCCATGATGCGGCGATATCCCCGGGTTTCGTTTAACTCCATGCGGCTAGTGTGATACGGCTGCAGCAGTGCCTGGACAAACTTATCGGCACTAGCTTGTGACATTTCCACCAATGCCAACTTGCGGGACTGAATTAAAAACCGCTCCCAATTGTCACCCACAATGCCCAGCTCCATGCGGACAGCGTCAGGATTAAATCGCTCACTGTGCAGCACTCGAACGGTGCCAGCATTCTCCCGGCCTAACGCGGCGGTAATGGTGTTGTTGCAAACCACGCGAATGCTTGTGAATTTTGCCACGGTGGCCATGGTGCCATCGTATGACGTGCCCAGCAAAACATAAGGCCGCACGGTGTCGCCCTCTACAATATCGGCCCCTTGATTCACTTTCGCCAATGCCCAAACCCGGCGGCCATGGCTCAAAACCCCCGCGGTCTCCATTTGAAAACCGCCCAGCTCTACCAATTTCCCAAAAAAGCCCATAACGTCGGCGGGTTGAACAACCCGGTAACCGTCAGACACTACAGCCAGCGCGCCGCCAGTGTCTGAGCGGTGCAACACTTTACGGCCCTTGAATTGTTCCGGGGCTGTTGTCGCGTCAGTCTGAAACAAAACCGGAGCTTCGTTCACGGTGTAATTTAACCCGGCTTCGCGTGTCCATGTCTCAATTGATGCATCAGGCGTCAGGGCTTGGCCCAGTCCATGCCATGGGGTCTGCCCAGCGTATGCGATTGCAGCGGTGCCAGTGGTGGTGTCAATCATATGTGCCATTTCTCTATCCTTTCAGTGTTGCCGGATGATCCCGGTGATTGAATTATATACCCAAATTAAACAGTGTGGCTAATCCCCTGTGAATA